CCTTTAATGCTGGTTTAGAAGATGGAGCGGACGGCACTGTATCTACCATAGAACAAATTCAATTAAACAAAGTAGGTTTAGCACAAGAACTTGTAGACCGAGGAAGTGAAATTACACGAGTAGAAGGTTTAGTATCTACTGAGGCAGGTGCACGAGCAAGTGCTGACACCGGATTAGGTGGTAGAATAGACCAAGAAATTTTAGATAGAGGAACGGCAATTGATGCAGAAGCACAATTACGAATCGCAGGAGATGCGAATGAAGCAACTTTAAGAGCGACGGCAATTAATAATGAGGTTGTGAATCGTAATAATGCTATCGCCGTAGAAACGGGAAACAGACAAAGCGCTATTACCGCAGAACAAACCGCTAGAACCGAAGCAGTGGATAAATTAGGGTTTATGACAGTAGCAGAAGCAGAAGGAATATTAACGGTCGGTTCTACTCCATTTTGTTTTGGTATGGGTAATCAAAGTGAAGTAGGGTATGGTTTGTTTATTCCTTTTAGTTTCAATGTATTAAAAATTGGTATAGTTGGGGTTAGTAGCGACTTCGACCCTACTTGTCGATTACGAATAACAAATTACCCAGCAGACGGAACTGAATCTAAACTTGTAGGCAGTTTTCCATTCTCTAAACCACTTCCTCCTGAGGGACAAATCGAACAACCGAGGTATTACAATTCAATTTACACTATAAGAACTTCATCTTTTAAAGAAGGAAACATAGTAGTAGAAGTTGTAAGTGCAGATAGAATGACAGACGAAAATGCGAAATTTAGAATGTCTATTGTTTATACTTCCAATGATATTCTACCATACCAAGTCGTTGATAATGTATAATTAGATTTTTTAATGCTTTAATTATATTATATAAGTGTATAATGTAAATAAACATATTAGATTATGGTATTTAGATTACTCAAATAAAGACTATGTTTATCACTTTTTAGGTGATTGTTATGATTACTTGGTCTATCAATAAATATAGAACCACAACCACAAGTGAATTTGTTATGTTTGATTTTCTCGTATGTATTCATCACTTTATTGATGATGCCTTGTCTGTGCTTTAATGATAAACTTTCAATTCTTTCTTTATTCTTATCTCTATAATCTTTTTGACTTTCAGAAATGTGTTCTTTGTTTTCAATGTAATAATGTTGTTTTTGTTCTTTATTTTCAATGTAATATTTTTTTCTATATTCGAGTCTTTTTTCTTCATCACGATAAGCATTAATAGAATTCATACTTGCTCTTAATTTTCGCATAACTTTATCTTCTTCTTTGTCTGCTTCTTCTCTTGACTGACAAGGATATTTATGAAGAACGATCATATTGAAATTATCCCATCCACCATTTTCCCTCATCATTTTATAAACCTTTAAATTCGAATTTGTATTCGCTAGACAATTACAAGCACACTTATGAGCCTTTTTCCTCTGTTTAAAATTCGTTGTATGACCGACATAAAGTAGTTCTTCATTTTCTATATGTTGTATTTTATATATAACACAGTTGCTATAATCAATCGCTTTTCTAGGCATATCTATAATACTCTATAACACTTTATGACACTATTTCTTTATATACTTTTAGATTTCATATACATATAATCTAAAATTACATTATAATTTAAATCCATTTTCATAAATTTTAAAATTAATCCGTAATTTAATATAAACTTATATTATGGTAATAAATCTAATACAATTAATCTATGGGGGGTCTATGGTATTTTTTATTATAGATAAATTCTCATAGACCCCCCAATTTTTTTAAGATTTTATGAATGATATAATGTAATATAATTCAAAAATAAAATATTGATAATATATATTGAAATGAATAAAGAAGAAGATTTAAAAGAGAAGATGAAAGTCTTATTAAGTAATACAGATTTTGGTAAGTATATACCTGAATTAGATAAGACTGTTGTTAAGTTCGCCGACCTTGAATATTACAAAGACATTTATGAGTTATTACCTGAATGGGAAGATTACCGTATTATACTGATAGAGTCCAAACCTCGTAGCGGACACTGGGTCTCTTTACTTCGTCGTAATAATCACTTTATATTTTTTGATTCGTATGGATATAGTCCTATTCAAAATCTCAACTTTGTAAGTAAGAAGATGAATGAATTATTAGGACAAGAGAAGACGGATTTCAGTGGATTGTTTAAAGGATTGAAGAAAGGGTCATATACCTTAGAACACAATAAAAAGAGATTCCAAAAGATGGATGCTAATATAAATACGTGTGGTAGATGGTGTATTGTATTCATTGCAAAGTTCATTCAAGGGTACACCTTAAAAGATTTTCAGTTATGGATGGAAAGAGAGAAAAAACGCACTGGATATAATTACGATGAAATTGTAACCTTATTAACTTAATAAAGATTTAAAAATAAATTCTTATTCTATTATAATAAAATGTCATCTCCTAACTATATTTATTATGACCTAATCCAAACGAATTTAGAGAATAGTGATACAGACGCTCCTCAATGTCAATTCAACGAAAGAAGAAATCAAGAATTCATTAAGAATCCAGAAGACTACCAATTTTCAATTGTTCGTTTTATGATTGATACACCTTCACTACCTCTATTTAGACCTACTATACAATATATAGTTCCTCCTGATGATACCGTTATAAGTCCTGATTTGACTATTTATAGTGTATCTCTTAAATTGAATACTGCCGTTGCTACTGACGGTGTTTATAGTAGTAGTGAGGTAATTCAAAAGTTTATTAGTTGGGAAACACAAGATGAAACTAAAACCGCTCCAAATGCTCCTTATTATAATTCAAATGGATTACAAGACAATTCAACCGGATACTATAATTGTTATAGTTATAGTTGGTTCTTACGACTAATCAATTCTACCTTTGAAGGTATCGCCGTACAATTAGGTTTAGCATCCGCTCCCACTATCTTATTTGACAGTGCTTCGAATTTATTTGTTCTTTCTGCTCCAAGTGCCTTATACGATAGCGCTTCTGATAAATACTATGAGATTTATATGAATAAAGCATTGTATCAATTATTTTCATCGTTTCCAGCGGTGAATGTAAGTAATAGTAGTGATTATGGATTGAATTATAAGATTACTACGAATAACTTTAAGGGGTATTCTAAAACCTCTATTACAACAGACAACACAACCGATACGGATAGTTTGATGGTATATGGAGAATATTCCACCCTGTATTTATGGAACTGTGTAACCAGCATCGTTTTCACGAGTACCAATATTCCAGTTGTTCCGGCGAATACAGCGAATCCAGCATTAACTCGTGAAGGTCAAGCAATTGTATTCAGTAATCAACCAAATACACTACGAGTGGTGACCGATTTAGTAGCGGGTGATACGTATAAACCTTATATTGTGTATAATCCATCAGCACAATACAGATACATAAGTTTAACTCAGGGTACTGCTTTAAGAGATATTGACATTCAAGTATATTTTACAGATAGACAAGGACAATTGAATGAATTCATATTATCGTCTGGTTCAACCGCAACGATAAAAATCTTATTTGAGAAAAAAGTTAAGAGCTAATATAATATAAATAATCTAATATTTGTGGGGGGTCTATGAGATTATTCATTATAGATAAAATCCCATAGACCCCACACCTTAAAGTCCTAATATGATATGATTCTAAATAATTTATCTAATTAGGGGGGTCTATGAGATTATTCATTATAGATAAAATCCCATAGACCCCACACCTTAATTTATTGAATTAAATCAATATTTAATGAGTTAATTATTTAAATTTTATTTTCTTACTATAATTCATAAAAAAAATATGAATGAATTTCAACCTAAACTCGTTTTAGATTCTCGTATCAATGATATTAGCGACAAAGTAGATGTTGCCGTAGAAAGTTCGGCGGCCCAATCCACTTACCAAAGTTTCCCAAGTGTCAATAGTTCCAACTCTTCTATTACTTGGAATGTAAATGTACCGAGTGAAAATATTGCGATAGACCGTAGAGTATTGATTAAGAGTAATCTATTTTTTACTGTAAATATTGGGGCAGGTGTCGCAGAAGGAGACCAAGCATTCCAATGGGGTGTGACGGATGGTTTCGGTGAATTTCCATTCAACTCTTTATTCAGTCAAGTTCAAGCAACTATTAATAACGTGAGTGTCTCTACTCCCTCTGAGGATATTATGGCCCCGCTATTACGCCTGTGCGACCAAAAAGAAGTATCTAAAATGAATAACTCTACCGCCTCATACATAGACCAAAATTATTATAATATTGAAGGTTTAGGTTCGGAATTTCAGTGCAATAACAATCCAGTATCAGGTTTAAGTGGAGTAGCATATGACAGCACCATT